TTTTGAGTAGAAAACTTTTGTAGTATCTCTTTTGTTTTTGAATCCATATTTATATAATAATATATTTAACGTTTTGTTATATTTTTAATTTGCTGCTGTACAAGCATCACAATCATCATATAGGGTTGCAGTATTTATATGTATTCCTTCAGAGTTTTTCTCTTCAAGTATAGTGTGGCATCCTGTATGACCGTTTTCTAATACTATGTAATATACTGCTCCTACTGTAAGTGTTCCGTGATAGTGTACGTTATGTTCGTGTGAATCACCACATCCTGCTATCCTATACCCTTGATATGGTGTAGGGTCGTGTGAACCTATATCTCCAATACCTTGTGCTTGTAAGCTACCATCACAACACTTTCGCGAGTAACTACCATCTTTGCACATACACGCCCTTTTATCGTTTTGTGGACTTGGATTTCTTTCTTTGTATTTTCTCATTAGTCTATTGGTACGCAATTAGGTACTCTTCTTCCGTTTTTAATTTTAAAACCTATCATTTCATATCCTGCTTGACAAGGTTCTTTTAAATCAGCTTCTAATAGGTCAAGTTCACGTAGTTTAGAACCTGCCCATCGTAATCCTGCTTTTCCACCCCACAATAAGTAAGATATAGTACCACACGCTTCTGAATTACCTTCATCGTAATACTCTTCTGCTCTTGACAAATAGCTAAACATTCTTTTTATTGTTTCTACTGTAATTGCTTCTTTTTTCGCCAACTGTTGCGCTCTTACTTTTCCAACTTGTGTAGCGCATTTATTATTTACTTTTTCGTTAAGTTCAATACCTCGTTTAGCATTATTAGAAACACTATCAGGATAATCAGAATATGATTCTAAGTTTTCTTCCTGTAACAGTTCTTTTAATTCTTCTAATAAATATTCATCTTCTATTTCAGATAGATTATTAGGTTCGTTTGGTCTTTCTAGTTTGTCAGCAAAATAACCCTCTATTGAAAAGCCTTTTACTTTACCTTCTTTAACTTGTTTCCAGACATCATCGTTATTTACTTTCATAGATACCATCCAAGTCCCAATAGGTACGTCTAAGTCGTACATTCTACTTTTATCTTGTTCTGATTCTACTATCCAACTTTCTACCGCAGTTAATCCTTTAAGTTCTAATTGATGTTCTAAAGTTGTGTTGTTTTGGTTACCTTTTATAAAAAATAATTCCGATGCTTTACGAACCGTATCTTTAGAAAAGTATATATAATACTCTTGTTCTCCGCTTACCCTGTAAATAGGTTTGTTTGGAATTAAAGCAGCACCCATAAGTATCTTCTTTTCTTTGTCTACTTCTGCTAGTTTAAACTCTTGGTTTTTTAATGCTATAAAGTCTGATTCAATAGCAGGGTTTTCGACTACGCTAATAGCTTCAATTCCTGATACTTCATCTGTTTCATCTATAAAAAGTTCTATTATATCCATATTTAAACAATAATAATTAGTTTATTTTGTTATTTATTAACCTATTGAAGCCCCTTCTATAATGTTTCTATCTAATGCTTGTGCATTTGTTACATCGTTACTAACTACAAACGCTTTAATTGGCTTATCTTCTTTTTCTCCTATTGCTTGTGCTAATTGGTTTTCAGGTGCTGCTCCTACTACGTTAAAACTTGGTGCTTGGGGTACTGAAGGTGTTGAACCACCACCACCTGATACAGCAGGACCAATAGAAGTTATCTTTTTAACGTTTGCAATACCTGCTGCTACCGCTGCTGCTGCTGCTATTCCACCCAATACAGGACCAACTACTGGAATACCTGATAATGATGCAAAAGCTGAAGTAGCACCTTTATAGGTTTCTATTGTTGTTTGTGCTATTGCTGCTGCCTTACCTGCTTTACTTTCTTCTCCAAAAATTGTAGCTAAATCGCCCATAGCATTTGAAGCTAAATCTAATTTATTTGCAGTAGTTAGTTTTGTTAGCTTTTCTTCTTCTTCTGCGTAATGGTCTCTTATCTTTTGTTTTTCTGCTTCTGTTGCTTCTAGTAACTCAAGTTCTGCTAAGGCATTATCCCTATCACGTTGTAACTTTTCAACCGCAGTTAGTATTTCAAAGTTAGTTAATTCAGCAATTTTAGCTATTCGCTCATCTTCTGTCTCAATAGCTTCTTTTTGTAATTCTAATGCTTCCTTATCAAGGGATATTTTATTAATTAATTGTTCTGACCTAAACCCTTCTATTTGCGCTAATACTGCTTCACGTTCGTTTTGTGCTTCTAGTAAAGCAATATAGTTTTCTTGATTTTGGTTTTTATTGTATTCAGCTTGTGCTGCTTTAATCGTAATATCTACGTTTTCAAGCATTAATTTTTGTTGCTCTTCTAATACTTCGCCTAACTTATTATTGGCTGCAATTCTTTCTGCAATAGTCTTGCTTTCGTCATCTCGTATTTGTCTTTGCTGTTCGGCTTGTCTATCGTACTTCTCAATAAGACCTTGATTGATAACCGCTGCTACCTCCGCTTGTTTGTTTAGGTCTACTGTTGCTCTTGCTGCATCTACAGTTGATTTAGCATAATTAGTTATACCATCTACAACAGTAGGTAATACCTCAGCTACTTTGTCAAATGTATTATTTACTCCTGTAACAACATCAAATAGCTCTTTTCCTGCATTCTTTGCGCTTTCTGCCGCACCTGCAAAATCTCCGCTAAACACTTTTACAACAGCATCTCCTAAGAATCCTAAAGCATCTAATGCACTACTTACCCTTTCTATAATGTTGTCTACTATCGCTTGACCAAAGTTCTTTAAAGATTGTACAGGATTGTCAAACAAGCCTTTAAAATAATCTATAATAGTTCCTACGTTTGAATCAAGAAATCTAAAGAAATCATTAAATGCTAAACTTAATGCCTCAAAGGCAGTACTAAAAGCATCTGTTACTTTTTGATTTTGATTAAATACCTCTGCAAGTTTAGAAAAAGCTGCAATAGCCAATCCGATTCCTGCTGCTTTTATAGCGTTGCCAATACCCTTTACACCTTTTGCAACTCCTCCCGTGGTTTCTTTTACGTCAGTTAAGTTATCGTCTATGCGTTGTACACTATCAGCTACGCCTTTTAAATCTTTTTCAGCCTTATCTACTTTAGCTTCTAATTCTATTGTTTTCTTTATGCTCATAGTTCCTTTCTAAATTGTTGGTACGCTTCTTTAATTGATTCGGGGTATTTGTTTTTGCCTAAAGCAATATCTATATGTTTACCTTGCCACTTTTCGTTTCTTGCAAACTCCAATAAGTTTAATATATTTTCTATCATATATTTGTTTTTCTAAATCCTGTATCTGTTATTGCTATAGTTTCATCCCCTGTATTATAATTACTATTTGCATTAGTTTTTATATATGCTTTATAGTAGTATGTTGTGTTAGGTGATAATGCAGTTACTTTTAAACTAAAACTTTTTGGTGCTGAATGTTTATTTAAAGCAGAACTTTGTACAGCTATTTTTGTTAATAATGAATTTGTATCTAATACTGAAAAATCAGTAGAATTTAAAGCGTGTACGCTAGTTGTCCAGAAAACTCCATATTCTGCCCAATTAGATACATTACCAATTTGTCCTGTTTCATCTATTAATGCTGAAAACATTACTGTATTACTACCTGTAAATCCTGCTGGTGATAAACTAATAAGTGCTTGTGTAACAGGTATAGGTACTGAATGGTCAACTGTTTGCGGTTTGTTTCCTGCATCTACGGCATTTGGTATTACTTCAGTTGTAGATTTTATTTCTAATCCTTCTACATCACAACTTGCATCAGTAGTTATAATAAAATTGTCAGCAAATATATCTGTTTGGTCAACAGTAAAGCAAACCGAGTTTGGAACAAATTTATCGGGTACAATAATCGTATCTTCTATTAACTCTCCTGCTTGAGATTTTATATTTATTAACTCTAATGAAGATTGTTTCGTTTCAAAGTTTGTTGTGATTTTATTTATTTTATATAAACCATCAAACACCTGTATTTTATCTGCAAGTGTATATTCAAGTAACATTGATAAAGGTAAAAACGCTTTGATTGTAGATAATCTTCTTTGTGGGTCAAATATTTCTTTTATGTAGTTTTGATAATATTCTGCAAATAATGTTTTCTTAAATGGTGTACCTAAAAACTCGTTAGGTTCTGCACTAAAGTTTATATTTTTTGAATCTGTTAATCTAACTGAATTACTTGGTATGTAAACTTTAGATTGTGAATCTACGCTACCATCACTATTTATAACACCTATTGTTTTTGTTTGGTTAATAGGGTAAAACAAAAGGGGTTTTCCTAATGTAGCCTCTTGTTTTATATCCGCACTCCATCCCCATAACAAATCCTTAAAAGATGAATTAGCAACATCTTGTAACCTTTCGTATTTAAAATGTTCTAAAGGTATTTTAACTGTATATACTTCTCCCTCTATTTTGTCTAAATCGGTAGCAGTATAATATTCGCTTCCCCATTCTGCATTAAATAATTCGTTATGATTCTTTGCAAAGAAATTAGTTAAACCCTCATAACTAAAATCTACTTGCTTGTATGGTAAAACATTATCTACTGTTGATTCTGTTTTATCTAAGTATTCTGTTATATTCCATATTTTACTACTTTCACTATAAAAATTATCCAATGTTTTAACTTCTATAATCCCATTATCATTTTGGAACGATGTTAAATTAAACATCTTAAATAAAGAAGTAAGAAAGTCTATAATCTTAATGTTGGGTAACTTCTTACTTGTATTGATTTGTACAACTGATAACACTTCCGAAGTACCGCTAAAATGTATATCTCTGTACCCCCATCCTAAGTTATTTTTTCTTTTAACATAAAAATCAATATCATAAGTTGATGGGGTTGCAGATTCTACTGTAAAGTTATATTTACCTGCATCAATATCTAAATCTATAATCTCATATCTTAAAGATGTTGTATCTCTACTTATGTTTGCGTACTGCTCAAATACATTACCATTTTTATAAATAGTAAAAGTAAATTCATCTCCAACACTTGGATATATAGATACATTTAATATTCTTTGCGCCCTTGCTTCTTTTCCTCTTTGGTCTGCTTGTGGTGTAACAAAGTAATTGTCATACAAATCTAATACTGCACCATAATCATCATTTAATTCAAAAGAACCTACTGGGGCTTCATTTTCATCATCTACAAATAAACCTCCTGTTTTATTGTGCATCCATAAATACAGGTTGTAAAAAGATTCGTTTTGTGCATTAAAAAAGTCATCACTAAAAGTAATATTGAAATCAGCTTCAATAGCTTTTATAATAGGATATACTCTTATAGCAGGTTTTAACTGCGACAACTCTAAACCGTGATTACCTGATTCGGCTGCTTCGTATGCTATGTTATTTATCTTATCCGAATTTGCACTTGTACCTGAAAACCCTGAATCATAAATAAACCTTTTAGTATGAGATATTAAGGGGAATATAATTGCATCTTGATATGTCGTATCTTTGACGGTAACATCTAAACCATCTGCTAAATAGCTTTTAATATTTGCATTACTATATGTAAAGTTAAATGATTCTTGTATTTGGGATAATGTATCTATTTTATCTTCTCCTAATAAATCTTTTAAGTTTACACCATTACCATAAAACGTTACTTTATATGTATGCGCTTTATTGTTTCTTCTTGTTACACCTTCTAATTTAATTTTACCTTCTTTAAACAATTCATTATTTAAGAAGAGTTTTGCTTCTATTTTTTTTCTTGCATCAAATCCTATAATATGATAGTTGTAAAAATGCTGAAATATCCTATTATTTGTTTTAGAAGCAGGTACAGAAAACGTTCTTGTAAAGTCAGTAAATACTTTTTCAATATCCCTTACATCTTGAATTGATTGTACAAGAGTTACAGATTCATCATCGTATAAATCTACTTGTTTGTTTTCTATATATAATTGTAGTGTAAGCATTAACGTACATTGTTTATCTTATTAAACGCAAAATCAAAATTAATTGTATAGTTTGACATCTTATCGTTCAAACTTGTTTTTAATGTAAGTGATTTACTTTTGGGTATTACAGGTAATGTATCTCCATTATATTTAATCCATACATTTTCAGATAAAAACAATTCCTCAATAGTAGAGTTATTATCCTCATTTATAAAACCTGTATTTAGTGTAATACTTTTCGTTGCGTTTGTATTATACCTTTGTTCTTGACCTAAATATTTTGCGTATGTTGCCGTGTCATTAGATAAGGTATTTCTTTTATATTTTTCGTCTGTAACGTTAAATGATTCTATTGCTTTTTTAAAGAACCATAAATCCTGATATGCACCATACTTATTTACAAAGGTTACTTTATAAGGAGTAAACTTAGGTTCACATACATTATTAACTGTTACAGTTTTAAGTAGTGTTGTATCGTCTGTATCATACACCTGTACAATAGAACTATTAGCAGGTATTGTAACGTACTGTATTTTTTGATTTGAATTGTCATTGTCGGTTATTTGTGTATCTACGCTATCAATAGTAATCTTACCAACACCTTCTGCATATATTGGAAGTTTACCAGTTGTATTTTCAGGTAAGTAAATACTATTTGCAGTCATCAATGCGTTTCTTGATAATTCAGGACTTGCACCATCTTCAAAATACCCATACCCATCTGTTGCTAAATATGTATTTGTAACAGGAGAGCCATAAGTAAATACATTATTGTTTTCATCTAACAAAGTAGCTACCGTTGTAACCCAAATGGTTTTAGATAAATAATCATCATTGAATGTTAAATATAAATAATCCCTAACAAGTTCTGCTATTTCAAATACTACATTATTATCATCTCCTATTGTAGAGTTTTGTAACGTGTATTTTAAATCACCGTTTGTATAAGAGCCTGATGTACCCTCATATATATATACTTGTAATTGTACTGTTTTAAGTGCCATATTAAGCTATTTTAGTAAAGGTTGCTGCATACCAATCAACAAACCAAATTTCTGTTATAAGTCCTGATGGTTCTAATTTCATATAGTAACTTGTTTGTAAAAATGCAGGAGATATATAACTACCACTTTCTCTTACCTTAGTTATTCGCCAATATAAGCCTCCTGAAGGATTGAAGTAAGAATAATTGTTTGATACCCATAATGACGCATTAAGTGAGCCTCTATCGTGGAATGCGTAAGTGTTAACGAGATTTTCAGGTATTGTAGAAGAAAACCTTAATGGTACTACCGCTTTATCTGTAATTCTTTTCTTAGGGTCATATAATCCATTTGCCTCTAATGCACCTTCGTAAGTGTTAAAGTTTAATTGCAAGGTTGTAACTGATGGGTCTACTGCTTGATATTGTGCTTTAGTCATAAAGTCAAGACCTACTCCACCTGTGTACCATAATTCATTTCCTGCCGTTGGTCTTATTGCAGGTTGGGTCATTGTAATAACACAACTTATATCAGAACCTCCACTATTAGAATACCCACTTGCAGGTGGTGTAATCGTGTAAGTAACTGTTCTTGGTGTATCGACTGTAACGGAATCAAATCCAATAGGAGTAAATCCACTAATAGTTCCTACGTTTGCAATACCTTTTACTATTGCACCTGATGAATATACAGCTTGATTTGTTAAAGAAGCTATTGCACAGGTAAAGGTTGGTAAAGCTGCGGTAGGTTGTGAAAATGTTTTAGAACATTCTACAGTACTACCACTATTAGAATACCCAGTTGGTACAGTTATATCAAAATATAATGTTACATCCCTATCGCTTCCTGTCGTGTTTGCAGGATAGCTTGTTATTGTACTACCCCCACTTGAATCTTTTACCGCAGTAATAGTTCCGTTTACAGTAGGGTCTGTTATTGTACCTGATTGTGAAATAGAACCACCTGAAATATAAGCATCAGTACAAGTGTATGCAACTTGCGCAGTAGTAGTAATCTGTATTGTTTGTGTAGCATTACAAGTTAATGGGTCTGCATCACTCGCCTCTACATACATATTTTTAGTACCTCCTCTACTTGTACCAATTATCGTTAACGTGTTTCCATTAATACTATGGGTAAATAAATCTAAATAATTATTAGTAATAGTATAGTTAGCAATTGGAGCAACACCTTGAGTAAAGTAAGATGATAAATCTATTGTTGCTATATCTCCATCGGTATCTATTGACTGATTAGGAATACTACCATTTAGTGTTACACCTCCTGTACAAACGTATTGAGGTTGTGTAGCGGTTGCATCACAGTCTATTGTTGTATCTCCTGCATTACTAAAGTTTGGTGGTATACTTATGGAAAACGTTACTGTTCTACTTGTATCACTTCCTACTGTGGCAAACCTACCATCAGTAAAATCTCCTGCTGAAGATGTATAAGATGCTATTGTACCATAATCTGAATCTGGTAAAGTAATATTACCGAATTGGTCTACTGCGAAACCTTGTAAATTAATTGTTGCGCAATCAAGAGCAACCGCAGGTAAAGCAGGTTCTCCATACTTTAAATAAAACGGACTTCTTACATTTATTTTTGTACTCATCTTAATCTATCTTCTTTTAATGTAAAGGCTAAGAAATCTTCTACGTCTAAGCCAAAACTATTTATTAGTTCATCTGGTAGTTTTTTAAATCCTTGTTCAAATGGTTTAGTAAAGAATAAACTTGGTTTGATTCCTTTTCTATATATACTTCTTGCTATCAAAAAACCTATTGTATTGTAACTTCCTTTTTTAAACTTTCCTTTTTCATCTCTTAACCTTATGTTCTTACTTTGCGCCCATTTTGCTAAAGGTTTAATAGGGGGCATTTTAGATTTATAACTATAAGGAGTATTGTATTTCTTTTCCGTACCGCTTACCCCCTTATCTTGGAATATACCATAATCCTCCATCTCAAAGTCTAAGGCAATAGAATTGGGCATAACCTTTATGTTACCCTTCAAACTATTATAAAGTTCCTTAGAAACGTTCTTACGCCCTTTAGACAGCCTTGTACGTGCTTGTTGAATGACAAAGTTTTTAAACGCCTCTAAAGCTGCTTCTGTTTTTGTTAGTCGCATATTGTCATATCGTTTTGTACTACTACGTCAAACGTTGCTGCCCATCCTGCTAACTTGTTCTCAAATCTATCCACGAAAGGCTCACAGCTTACATCTCCTTGTACTTGATACAATTCTGTATATAAGTCTCCACGTTGTAATATATTAATGATTCTAGTAAGTAACGCTAACTGTGTATTTAATACGTCTTGTTCATTATCGTTTCCTACAAATATATCGGTAGTTGCTTCCTTGCTTATATCTACAATGTCCATAGCTAGTATCGATACATTGAATGTAAGTGTTTTACTTCCTACTGTTGTATTGTTTACTGTTATATGGGACAATGGAAATATAGTTTGCTTATTTAAATCTACATCATCTAAACTACCAAACGTAACTGTATTTACAAATGGTTCTGCAATTAAAGCATCTTTTAGTTTATCCGTTAAATTGTAAAAACCTTTCATTTACGTTTTATTAATTGTTTTTCTAGTTCTACTTTATCTTTTTCAAATGCTAAATACATTAAACATTCGTGTACGTTTAGTTTTGTAATGTTATTAAACTTGGTAACATCGCCTTTAGCGATTCCATAGACCGACTGATACCATCCCCACTTAGTCCCAAAGTTTGCTTCTGTTGAGTAGTCATTTCCTTCTCCGTTACCTGCTGTAAATAGTTCAGGATAGTTTGTGTTAACTCGTTGCTTAAATTCCAAAAAAAAACCATTGCAGCAAACACTACATCCAAAGGGGCTTGTTTCATTGCTTCGGCATTTATCATACCTGTATATTCTTCTATTTGGTATTTATGCCCTTTGCTATATGTAACTGGTCTATATAATACGCTCATTGCTTTGTGCATTGTTGACCAATCCCCTAAATTTTCGTCAAGGTCTATATATTCCCCTAATGTCATATCGTCTAATACAGGTATAAAACCCATTTTAACACCGTTTAAATCAAACGTAGGAATTAATGAATGCTTTGTATCAAACACTTTATTTAAGTGCATTACAATCTCTTGTACGCTTTTGTATTTTATTGTTGCTACGTCTTTTAAATCAAGATTGCAAAATATCTGTACCATCTTTTGAAGTAAGAAGGTAGTATCTTCATTTTCTTTAGTGTTTAGCTTTTCAAACTTCTGATACTGTTCTAAAGTAATTTCTGATAATGAATCAGGTACGTTTATTTCAATCTTCATATATATACAATAATTTAATTACTAATTTGTATAAAAGGTAATAAAAAGAAAAAGGTAACATCTCTGCTACCTAATTCCTACTAATCAAAATGAAAATCCTTAATGTCCTAATATAAATCTTTTGTAAGCATATTCATAAGCCTCTTCTATTTTACTCTCTAGTTCTAAGCTGTTTTGCTTATAGGCTATTTGCTTACCTTCTATTCTGTTCTTTCCTTTGTAGTCTATATAGAGTGTAACCTCTTCGCATTTATACCCTCCCTGCTTAGTGGGTTTCTGTACTACATATATTTGCTCGTACCAACAGGCTAACCTCATCTTATAATCCTGCAATGATTCTAACTATTGCATCACTAATCCAGTCAAAGGCTACTAACATATTTAAAAAGAATATCAAACTTAATGCTCCACCAACTCCTGCCAATGCACCTCCTAAGATATACTTAAATACTTGCTTTCTGTTTTCTTTAGCAATTAATTTTTTAATCATAATATACTCTGTATTGTTTTCCATAATATAATTATTGGTTAATAAAAGGGGGTTTCCCCCCTGTTTGTTTTATCCGTTGAAATGTATTTGATGAATGTTTAAGGTCTTTAATGTTGGATAAGTCCAATTTGATTTATAACCTTGTTTTGTTAACGATTCAATAATTTGAAATTTCAAGTTTAAAAATTGATTGATGTTTGATTTATTTTTCATTTGTATAATTGTTTTTGTTTTACTCTGTAAAGATATAAACATTTTTTTAACTACCAAATTAATATATAAAATATTCTCCTTTGTTAGGATTCTCTAATTGGTCTGTTAATACATACCTAGCAGCATCTATGCAGTCGGGATGCTCCCCTGTAGGTTTTTGCAGTTGGTTTCCTTCTTTGTCTTTTGCCCATACATATCCTGCTAATTCACGTTTAAGGTTCTTACTTCTTGCAGTTACATATATTTCGTTTTGGTTTATTAGATTCAATCCATATACTACCGAATCTCTTCCCTTAGTTACTCCATATATAGAATGACCATATCCTTTTAGTTCTGCTATTGATTTAGGTTCTGCTGAATCAGCTACTATATTTTCTGTTATATCTAATTGAGTTAGGTATCTACTTATATCCCTGTTAAGCATTCCTTTCTTATATAGAACCTCATCATAGATATAGGCATCATTCCATTTGTAAAGTGCTATTAATGTCGTAGGGTCAACTGAATATCCAAAGTCCATTCCATAAGCCAATAGTCTTGCTTCTTCTGGTATGTTATCTATCTCTTTCCAGTCAGGAATACATACCCCCTCAAGGTTTCCCTGCAAACCAAGACCATACACTTTCCACCAGTTAGCCCAATAGGTTGAGGTCTTTGCTTTCTCTTTTGCTTTTTCTATTTCTCTTACTATGGATTCAGGTAGTGCATCATTGTCTTTATAGGTTAGTGTAATGTAATCCGTATCTTCTTTACCTATTAATTCTTTTTCAACCCAAAACAAATTACTTGGATTATAATCTAACCATATAGTGCCACTTGTTCTTACTGCTAATTGATTGTAAGCGTCAAAGGGTACATTATTACATTCGTTTATATATAGGTCTGTTCTTCTTGCCCCTCTTAGCTTGTCTGGTTGGTCAGTTGAAAAGAACTCTATATAGCTACCATTTGTAAAGGTGTATTTTAAGGTACTTTTATTGAACTGGGTATCCTTATACCTATTAAGACCCTTTAAGATGCCTAAGAAGTCCTTTAAAGCACCTCTACGAAGGTGTGGTATTGATTCACTTACTACACTTATTTCTTTGCCTTCATTCTTTATAGCGTAGTCTATTAGTAAACAAAGAATAGAAATAGTCTTAGAAGCTGATGTACCTCCTTTGACTATTCGTATTCTGCTTTGTAGTTCCTTTAGCTTATAAAAGGCTATTGTTTTCTTTACCCTCATATAGGTTAGAGAATAGGGGTTTAGTTATCCCTAATCCTCCATAAACAACGGTAAATCCTCGTTGATAGTAATATCTTTGGTTTCTCTTGGTTTACCTGCATAGTAATTATAAAACAACTGAACATATTTAAAGTCCTTTTGTTCTAATCCTTTTTGCAATGCTTCAAACGCTAATGGTTCTAATGGTGTTAGCTTTTCTATTAAAGCAACCTCATCAGCTTTGGACTTTCTCCCTGCTGTTGTATGCCCACCATTGTTTTTTCTTTTATCCATAATTAAAAAAGATTATTATTAATTATACTATAACAATAAGATTTTAAGTGTTTTGTTAAACTAAATCAAATTCCCCTCGTTCAACTCTATTAGGTTCGTACTTCTCTAAACGTGATTTTAAGAAGTTGTATTTGTTTACTAGCACTCTATATTTAAAATTGCTATCTTGTTTGTATCTTTCGTATTCCTGCTCATAGAATCCTTCTATTGTAACTGAATCTTTAAACAAGTCAGGGTTTGATGCTATCGCTTTCTTTAGTCTTGTATTTAGAATATTGTAATCGTTTTGTATTTTTTTGTCATAGCATAACCACTCATTCATTCTCTTGCAGGAGTGTAAGACAGTTGTATGGTCTTTCTTCATTGTCTTGCCTATTGCTGCTGTGGTCATCAAGGTGTTATCCCTTAATAGTTTAAAGTATATATTCCTAGCCTCTACAAATTCTCTTCTTCTTGTTTTAGATTTTATATTTAGTTTATAATAATCTTCTACTAATTGTTGTACTAATTTATTTGTCATTTTCTTCTATTTCGTTTATTATTTCTCTTATTGTCATATATCCAGATTCGTGTATTGCTTTTAGTATTCCTGCACAGGCTTCAAACTCATCAACCTCCTCATACATCTCTAAAGCCTCCTCAAGTTCTGATATATCTTTACCGTTTGCTATATCTATTAAAGCAAGTAAGTAAAACTCTTCTACTAT